TAAGGCATCTGGATACCATCAAAGGTATCAATCCCTGACATCGCATCCCATACGGTAATCTTTGCAAACTTTGCCCCTGTTTCTGGAGCACCACTTGAGCAGCTATCATCAACCCTTAAGTACATTGGGTCTAACCCATTGTTCGCTTGATAAACTGCTTTTTGTACGCCACTGTATGTCTTTTTCCAACCCAATGGTGGGAGAGAACAAGTAATCTGTCCCGTTGTTGTTAATGTGGCTGCCGTTGATAAGCGGTAAGTTAAAGTGTTTGCATTTGGAATGGAGAGAATCCGAAATTCTCCGTTTAGCTCGGTAGTATTTGCCCCTGTAATTTTGATGACTTGATTCTGCTTATAGGTATGTGCTGTTGCAAAAGCAACTGTAACAAGCCCTTCATTGCAGGCCAGTGTGCTTACTGGTTGTGCACTAAAGCCTGTTACCAAACAAGCGTCAAGCACATCAATTAAACATCCCCAAGTATTTTCAAGTTGTGGTGCACCTGTATTCTCATTCGAGAAAAACTTTACCTCTGTGCTTTCTGTCATTTTGATTACCCATAAAAAAGACCGCCGAAGCGGTCATATTTGAATTAAAGATTAAGCAACCCGGTCAATGTCACCACGTAGCATGATTTGGAATGAGTCAGACAATACTGTTGGTTCGGACTGCTTCACTGTGCGAATTACCCAGATCGGATGATTGGCTGCAATGGTGTTAAAACGCAGTACGTTGCCACTTGCCCATCCATTGCCCCAACCTTCCTTTTTGATAGTAAAGTAAGGCGCATTGGTGACGGGGTTGATTGGGGAGCAGTCTTCAGTCGTGACCCCTGTAGCAATCTGGCCAGAAGTTTCACCAATAATTCGGAAAGAGGTATTGCCTGTAAAGACTAATGCCCAACGCTCCTGAATATTGCCTTTATTGGTAACGGCAATCGGATACAGGGTGTCGTTGTAATTAGCTGAAATGGCAGCACCCACCGCCTCATCCTTCCAAATGCTATCCCACGTCGACTGTACAAACTTACGGGTGTAACGTGCCTGCATATCATCAATCACCAGTGCTGAACCAACGATGGTGTGAGCTGGATCATAGTTATGTGTCAGCGGCTTAGTGAAAGTCACTTGGCCATTAATTTTGACATCACGCACTAAACCCATATCTTGATAGCGATACTTGGCTGTCAGTGGTCCTGTCAGATTACCCAAGGCAAAATCACCGTTTAAAGTCACTTTGCCGTAGTCATAGTCCACTGTGTACAAATCAAATGGAATTTTAATGCCGTCGGCATCTTCAAGTTCACACCAGGAGATCCGTGCATCATTCAATGGATAGGTTTGGCCAGCAATATAATCGGGTAATTCCTGCGACTTACTTGCACTCACAATCCCAATTTCACCCGATCGGAATATTGGAACTCGACCATCAATCGGCAAACGTACTGCAGATAAACCCAGAAGTTCAGCATCAATCGGGATATAACTATAACCCACTGCGCTGTATTTGATGGTTTCAGGCAAGACCATAATCGGCTTGTGAATCCACTGCTTGCCATCCTTGGTGTATTCCAGCTCTGCTACATACCAATCCTGCGCCATAACTTCAGCACGGTTAGCAGAAGTCACTTCAATCTTTTGTCGAAAAACAAACTGGCCATAGCCTTGGTCAAAGTTAAAGAAGCCATCGCATTCGGCTGTATCAATGGTCCCCGAGCCATCAGGCGTGATATTCAACACACCACCTTCCACCTTTGTTGCTGACAAGGTTAAAGACTGAGCCCGGATCGGGATCATCGGTGCACGGTATGACACTTGGTTAGTCTGCACGCTTTCCAGTTGCGTCACCAAGGTCTCTAAGCTTGGATTATTTGCCCCACCTACATCCCATGAAGATAGCTCTACGGCTCCATTCCCATAATGGATCTGACCTGCTACCGTTCCCGCACCCGTGGTCACTGATGGATTACGGTAAAGCGATCCGAGTTTATCGACATAGGTTGAACTGGCTAAGGTAAAGCGAACCGAACCTGCAAGAATCTGCTCAGCAAAGCCTTCAGTTAAATCCGTTTTTAGCACAGAACCAATCACTGTATCCGACCAGGATTGAGCCGCAGAACTATCTCGATAAGAGACACTCACCGTCACCACAGTTGCTACTTCATTCAGGCTTAGGGTATGCGTCTCACTGGTATTTTCATACTTAATGGTCATCCCTAACATGCCTGCAGCAATCGCCTCTTGATCGGTATTATATTTGCCATAAAACGGCTGCATAATCTTCTCGCGTTCGATCGCTTCAAGTGTGGTGCTTGGGGTGATATTCATGGTCCGAGACGCATAGTTGATCGTGCCTTGTTGCTGACCTGCACCATTGATTAAACGCCCTGTGGTGGCATCAATCGGCATATCACGCAGCTCAACTTCACCTGAATAATTCATATACTTGACGGGTACCCGGACTTTCACAGACTTAGGAATGAGTGCCGCAGAACCATTGTCCAATTCAATCGAAATAGTGCCGCTGGTCGGTACCGCAGTCACTTGAATTGAAGACTTAGATCCTTTCTGGCCTGATACATTGAATGTGGTACCGCCATTGGGTAATAAGGTCGGCATCAGCTTGGCGATACCATCCGCATAGTCAATGTTGCCTGTGGCATCACCTGAAAATTGCCCTTGGCCATTGTCGGTTGCTGTCTTAGTGACCCCATTCAATAACCAGTCGATCGTCAGGGTACCTGCCACAATCGAGTCATTCACTGGGATCTCAATATAGGCTTTATTAATCGTTAATCCTGAACGCTCCTGAGCCGTGATCATGTTGCTCCATGTCAGAAGGATTGCACTGCCGACATCGGCGAGTTCACCCGTGGTAAGTGCCATGGTACCTGTATCGTAATCAATACTGCCTGAACCAAATGATGAATCAGCACCGCGTAATTGGCCTGCACCATTGTCTCGAAGCGTGTAGACCTGATTCTGCACCAAGTATGAGACCTGCAAACTACCCGGTGATGGCAACGGGACCAGGTTGCGGATCCAGTTAAAACCGATGTTCTCCTGATTGACATAGATCAGTTCAGATTCAACAGGTGCTGTCACCGCAGCTGCAGGCATAAAATTAATCGTGAGGTTGGTAGTTCCCGTCCCCGCGCTTGCATTCCAAGCAATCGAACCGTTTTGATAGTTAATGGTACCAATCGATGTGCCAGCGGCATTTTTCAGTTCACCACCGACGTCAGTAATCGCTGCACCAAATAATGTGAACTCCACCGATTTCGGCATGACAGATGAACCAAGATATAGACTAGACACAGTATTAATGGTGACATTGTTAAAAGTCTTGGACAGCACCCCATTTTTAGCTTTCACCAAGGCCACAGAGTCACCTGCAGCATTGATATTTACCATGGGGGTTTCAGTCTGCGCTGAGGGAACCAACTGGGTATAAACATCCTCTGCAACCACCGAATAATCACCGACTTGTGCAGCTTCTTTGAGATTGGCACTGGAATAATACTTGCCTGTATCCGCCACAATGGTGTCACGGATGATGGTGGTACTCTTTTCACCGCTATACCATTGCTTTGCAGACAAGCCGACAAAATCGGCTTTCAATGCATCACTGAGGCCATAAGTGGCAATCTTATATTCCACTTGCTTTTGGTCAACAACCATAAATGCTGTGCGTGTAGATACCTCAGTGATCCGCAGGTATTGCTCAATCTCTAAGGCTTTACCCTCATTTGAGATCAATACAATCGACTTACCGATCGATGACTCTGCTTCCTGAGGAAACATAGCCACTTGTAGAGACTTCATGCCTTTCCAATGCGTATCCAACGGTGTGCCGGCAATTTGTGCACCTTTGGCATTATAGTTTTCAATGCGGTTCTGCGCTTCTTTACGTTCATCCGTCCAACTATCGGTACTGAATAACACGGCGGAGACATTGGGATCTTGCGCATTTTGAGAGATAAATACCGTCGCACCCATTAAGACATCGGTATCGGCTGTATCGACTGCAGCATAAATCTTTTGGATAGAAGTACGGCCCGTAGTGCGGTCCATCTCGGAAATATCATTAAACAGGTTATTACTTTGACCGTCGATAATTTCACGGCCTGAGTATTTACCCCCACCATCTTCAGCATCTGTACGAATGCGTTCTGACTCAAGGAGCTTTAAATTATGAGTTTCAATTGGCATCGCTTACCTCAATGAATCGCATGGTGACGTTAAAATAAGTATCAAGTGATGTTGCTGGAGTGCCTTTAACTGTAGAGCTTTCCAGCGCACCGTCTTTATGATTCCAAATCACATTGAACTCACGCTGGTCATGTGGCCACTCAAACTGAAGCGTGAATTGCTCCTGCAGGTTCTGCCATAAACGAAGCGTATTCAGGTCGCTCAGTTTGATCCAACCTTTAGTTTTATTGGCTGGCTGCAATGTGATGGGTCGACCTGAAAGTTTTTTGCCTTCTTGAATAATCAAAGCACCACTAATGGCGTACTCCTGGTTCTGCTCAATCTCAGACCAGTTTTCATCAGACCAAAAAAAACCATCCTCAAGTTGGATGGTTTCTCCTGTGGTTTTACGAATTAACTTCATTACATACTCCGTTTAAGCATTTCAAATTCACGAAGCATCTCTTCAACACTATCTACTGCTTCAGGCGTACCTTGTAGCTCTGCCGCTTTACCACCAGATTGCAATTCAAGCACTTTCTTCTCAGTCGGTTGCATGTTTTCAATTCCTTGTATATCGAATGAAGTCGCAATAAGTGGGGCATCAGGCATTGATGGAATTTGCTGAGTTGAATCCCCACCATTCGACAGTAATGAAGCATTACCATCACCTGAGCCACGTGCTTGTGATTTCACATTCATTGCATCAGTACGCGCTTTCATCTTGGCTTTGAAATCATCCCAATGATCATTGGTAGCGTTTTGCTCAGGACTGATCCCAGGTTGCTCAGGTGAAGTCGCTTGGCTGACTTGGCTTACAGTACGCTGAGTCTCGATTGCTGCTTGCTGGATCTCACCCAGTTTAGTAACGGTGGCTTTGCCAGTAGAATCAACCTGAACATCAAGATCAAGCATATAGGCTTGTGTTGTAATCGCGCTATCAGCAATACCTTTATTGGCTGCAATGGCTTTTTCAGCATATTGCTTGAAAGCTTCTTGCTGCTGATGAAGTGTAGCTTGTCCGCTATTCTTCATTTCAGTAAAGGCTTGCTTGTACTGCTCAGCAACACCTTTAAGTTGCTCAGGGGTTTTCATGCCAAAAAGTGAAAAGGCTTCAGCAGTGGAGTTGATTCCAGATCGAGCCTCATCAGCTTTATTTTTGACATCAATTAACTGCTGACCAGCTTGTTGCAACAACCCGTCAGCCACTTTACTTCCAAGTACTCCGCGCAAGCCTTCAATCTTAAGTTTTAGAGCATCTAATTCTTGCTGATTGGTAGCTGTATTGATTGCATTTGAAATGCTCGCATCTAAAGCGCGACCAACATCCACGCCTTTATTCTTCAGCTCATCGATATTATTAGCAACAATACTTACATCACTAGATGCTTTCTCAAATGCCTTGGTGGATTTACCTTGTAGTTCCTCATAGCTCAAGCCAGTACGACGGATCGCTTCATCGAGCACGGCACCCTGAACCATTGCTGCGCCCTGTACGGAATTTGCATACTGAACATGCAAAGCGCTAGCTTCAGCCTGAAGCTTTTCAATACCAGCCCGCTGTTTTTCGACTTGAGCGTCCCAGTCTTTTTGGTTCATGTCTGAATTGGCTTTTTTCCAGTTATCCAATTCAAGTTGCTTGGCTTTAATCTTGGTGTTAATTGCTTCAAGTTGCTTTTCAATATTGACTGGAATTGCTGCCAAACGACCTTGAAACTTAACCAAGTCCTCGTCAGACAGAATGCCAGTTAGGGCTTTTCTAATATCCTCTGTAGCAGCCTTTCCTTGAGTCTGGAGTGCTAGTAAAGCAGTAAGTCCATCATTAATTCCTGTGGTGGTACTGAAATTGAAAGATTTTGCTATTTGCCCCAAAACATCTGAAACCTTAGCACCTTCCTTGACAAGTTTTTCAAATTCCACAACTGTTGCTTTAGATGCCTCATTAAGACCAAGGGAGGCATTTTTAAGCATTTCAGTACGTTCAGCATTTTTTGCTTTTGCAGCCGCAACCTCTTCCTGCTTCTTACGTGAGGCTTCTTCTGCTGCAATAAATTCCTTTTCTTGATCTGCTAAAGACTTAGTGCCAGTGCTTCTTGATACAGCCCAGTCAATAAAGTCAGAACCTTGTTTTAGAAGCCATTCATCTGTTTTCTTAAGCCCGTCAACAATTAAATCACTTGCTAAAATAACACCAGCAGCTGCTGCTCCGTACGCACCAAAGCGAGAAAGAACCCCTGCAAGACTCCCCTTCAAACCATTTGCAGCAGTCGATACCCTACCAATAACCCCAGATGCTGCTACATTTGCAGTATTGCTTGCATTTGTAGCGGCTGTGAGTTGGTTTTTCGCAACAATTGCTACCTGAGTTGCTCTGGTATTCACCAACTGCGCTTGGGTGTTTGTAACGATGGATGCAGTTTCAGTAGCAATTGCGGCTTGTGCAATTTTTACCGCATTTGCTTTTTCTAGAAAACTTGCTGCAATACCAAGCGCTTTATAAGCTACGTAAGCCTGAGCCACCATTGTAAGAGTTGAAACCAAAACCTCGAGGTTTTCAGCTACAAATTTGATTGCTTCAGCAACTTTTGTACTAGCCCCGGTGGCTGCATCTGCCTCCCCGATATATAAAGTCCAAGCTGTTTTTAGATTTTCAATCGACTGCCCAATGGTGATGGGCATTTTTGAAAATTCTTCATTCAGTGCTTTTGATTGACTTTCTAACGCCTTAACAATAACACTTGATGTGAGCTGACCCGTGTTAGCCATTTCACGCAGCTTACCAATATTTACACCCAAACCATCTGCAAGAGCTCTGGCCAAACGTGGTGCTTGCTCCATAACACTGTTGAATTCTTCGCCACGAAGAACGCCTGACTGTAAAGCTTGGTTAAATTGATAAATTGCTGCTTCGTTTGAAGCCGCTAAACCACCACCTACAATTAATGACTTGTTAACTAAGTCGGTTAAATTTAATGCCCGCTCTTGTGAATATCCAAGCTGATCAGTTGCAGTTTTTACTCGGGTAAATAATTCCGCTGTCGCCGTAAGATTGGATCTTGTTTCAATCGCAATCTTTTTAACACCCTCAAAAGCTTGAGTAAAATTCCCGCTTTTCGATGTAACAAGCCCAATTCTTGCTTCTAAAACCTTAAACTCGTCCGCGGTTCGAGCAATTTCAGTCGCAGACACACCCAAACCCAATGCAGCCATTGCGCTTGTTAGCGCATTATAGCCAGTTTTTAAACCCTGAATTTCACCACTTGCTTGCTTGGCAAAAGCCTCATTTTTCTGAAGTTCTGCATTCGTTTTACCAAGCACTGTATCTAGATTGGCTACTTCTGGAGTAATTAGACTTAGTTCGGATTTAAAAGCACCAAAAGCTAAATCAGCCTGTTGAACCTCTTTCTCTAAAGCATCAATTTGTTGCTGTGCTTTAACAATATTTTCTGGCGCGGCATTAGTTTTTGAGAATTCTTCAAGTTTAGTTTTTGCAGTAGCAAGGTTTGCTTTAAGAAGATTTAGCGATCGCACAGAGTCGACACCAAACTTCTCAAAACTATTTGAAGTACCTACAACACTTGTACCAGTGCTCTTAATAATTTCGGTTGTTTCATTGAGTGATTTAATTAAAGTTGCTGCGCGTTCACTGGCATTTTTAGGAATGATGTTACCAATTTCTGAACCGGTGTTTTTGGCGGTATTTGCTACATCTTGTAGCTCACTACCAAGTTTGCCCAACTCACCTTTTACTTGTTCAGCTTTTTTTGGCAAGTCTGTTGGTATGATTTTGCCAATCTCTTTTGCGGTTTCAGCGCTTGTTTGCTTTAATCGTTCGGCTTCACTTTCAATGGTTTCAAATAGTTTTTTACTAACATCTTTGGATTGTTTAGCAGCAGCCACAAGGCCTTTACTATCGCCATCCATAATTAATTTGAATGTTAAATTTTTACCAGACATGGCGACCTCAATTTTTGGGCGTAAAAAAACCACCAATTGGTGGTCAAATTTAGACATTTAGAAAGCACCGTAAGGTGCTTTTAACTTACATTTTATGATGGCTTACAATAATCAAGGAGAAAGATTGCATTATCCATTGAGGATGACGCGACTCTTGAGTTTATATCCGATTCCTCTTTGTTGTCCTTCATAAACTCCAAAAAACCATCAATTGTGTATTCATAAGAGTTGAGGAGACTGCTTCTCATTATGTCCTCACAATCTGTCTTGGGTTGTCGCGCATCTAGATCTCTTTTTAGTTTTTGTAGCTCTTGAACAGGATCTGATAGGCTGATTCTAGCTGTAGCTTCGGCAACTTTTAAGGTGTCCGCCCACTTTCCACTTAAATTTTTGTAAAATAAAATATCTTCACTGCTCATTTTTGGTGATTCAATTAACTTGATAGCGATTGAATCCCTTAGGTCTGGCATGCGCTTCTGTAGCTCAGCAACCTTGACCGTTTTATTCTGCTGCTCCGTGTAAGCTTGACCGCTTGCTGCAACTCTTGCAGCATCGTCCTTGTTGCTTTTGTGCATAAAATAAAAAAGACCAACAATAACAACAATAACCCCAATTAATCCGTATTTCATTTCTAACCCTCAACGACGTTCCCAAGTAATTTTTGATACACGCCCTTCACGAACGGTTACGGTATAAATCTCGTTTCCAACTTCATAAATGTAATCTGTCACTGAGATCGTAGTATTATTGCCAGTATCAATTGTATAAGATTGCTGGTGAATAGGCTTTCCTGCTTTAATTACCAATGAGCCAACAGAATCGCCAACTTGAACAATATCACCGCCTACACGGAAACTGCGAGTTTCAGCAGCCATGACCGAAAATGATGTTACTAATAACAAGCCAGCCAGTAATTTTTTCATTATTTATCCAAGTTTATAAAGCATTTGGAGATAATAACGTGCTCAAATTCACATCACAATGTGAAAATTACTGTTCTTTCTCAAGACTCTTAATGAAATCATTGAACTTTTTATTAATGGCATTCTGCGCCCTGGTCGCGATCGCTAAATTACGCATCTTTATACGCTCGGCTTTTTGAGCAGCTTTGAGGTAGTGTCGGAATGAACCGTAGCTCATTTGCATGATGCTTTCATGTGAGTGGCCATTCGATGCTAACAACTGAAAAACATCAAACCAACTGCTCTTTTTACGCGGATCAATATCATCCCGGTGTTTAAGTTTTGGCTCAGTAAAGAATGCGTCATTCACGTTGATCGCAGCATCCAATAACAAGACATTGAGTTTGCCCTCTTTCTTGAATAGATCGATGACTTGTTCAGTGCTGTATTTCAAACAATGGGCTATCAATTGGGTTGATTCAAATGGATGAGCATCAAAGATCTTTTGTGCGGGTTCATCTGGATGATTATTCAAAAAGTCTTTAATGACCTGCGCCGCACCCGACCACTCATCAAAGTTATGCATCCGCAGCTGGTGCACCGATAGCTCACCAACTTTGATAGGTCGATTTGAGGCAATAAAAATATCATTCATGATGAAATCTCAAAAAGTACAGGCACAAAAAAAGATGCCTAATGCATCCTATTTAAGTGCCTGTACTGGGTTTATGCAGCTTTAGGGATTTGGGTGTAATAGCCGTATAAGCCAAGTGCACCATCTTTATCTTTGGTTAGATCACCAAGGGCATCACCACTAATTTCGTATGAACCAAACTCTTCATGAATTAGGCCAAAGCTCGAATCAGGTGTCTTCACTGTACGGTGCAAGGCTAAGAACACTTTGTCTTTGCTGATCTTATCAATGCCCTCAAAGAACAATGCATATTCAGCACCGAAATCAGATGCAATCGTAGTATGGGTCACGGCGCCAGTCGTGTATCCAATAACAACCTTTGGCAAATCATCAAGAAACTCGATAGTGCCATAAACCGCATCTAGCTTATATTTCGTTGATTCAATAGGAACGGGTGTTGATGATCCATCAGTCACTGTTGGTACAGTTAGATTAAAACCATCAAGCTTAATCTTTTGCCCTTTCGTGACCGCACCTAAATCATGGTCAGCCACGGTTTTGGTTGCTACTGCGACATTTTTACCCGACAGGATATATGCCAGGTTATCTGCATCAACTTGCTCAAGTGTGCCGCTGAATGAAACTGCCGTGGTGTTGTATAACACCAAATCAGTCGTATCATCACCTGACATGGACTCGGTATGCTCAATCTTGTCAGCGGTGATTTCCAGCGTAAAGTCAGGAATGTTTCCCAACTCTCGCATTGCCCCCACAACACCTTCAACAATCGGGGCAAGGGAGAACTTACCGCGCAATGAAATGTACTTCTTAGCCATTCGCAGGCACCTCTTTTGTTTTTGGTTTAACTTCTGCTTTTAGCTCAGGCTTAATTGCTTCAATCGCACCATCCTCTAAAAGCTGTTTAATTTTTTCTTGTGGTAGATCCCCCACAATTTGATCTTTCACCCAAGGGCCAATCGGCTTTAAGGCTTTGTATTGCGTTTTCATAGGGTTCCTAAATGAATTTTTCAGATTCAAAGATGATCGTCACATAGGCGAATGCTGCACTATACCCATCACTAATCGAGACAAATCTTAATTCGCTAGTGGATGAATCAGGCTCCCATCCAGATAAAAGCTGGATCACTTTTTCAGTCAACAATCCGACTTCATCACTTACAGCACGTCCATCGTTAAGCTGTGACTTTGCATTGCGACATGCCACAGTCACAGCCCATTGCTGACCTAGTTTATTTAATGCCCCTCTTCCCGCTTCAGCTTGCTTAACAACACGTGCAAAGTTGACATGTACAGACGGAACCACCTGTGACATTTCTGAGATTTGTACTGAATTTAAAGGGGTATAGATTTTAAGAAAATCAGGAATTTCCTTTAATTTCTCGACTATCTCATCACGTACTGCGAAGAATGTGCTCATCAATAAAAGCTCCTATAATATTTAGTATTGATTGCTCATCCTCTGCGTTAATTCCTAGAAAAGTCCTTGAGGGAATGTTTACCTCTTTCACTTTCCGATATTGACCACCAACAGCAAAGGTTATGTACTGGCCATTTTTAGGAGTGATGTGTGCGCCAAAATGAAAAACATGGGCATACGTTTTGTTTGATCCCCACTCAATACCGTTTGGACGCAAATTAAAATGCAGCTCATTCATTAAATCGCCATTATCACGGCCAGTCTGACCATTCTGTAGTTTTGCTCTCCATGATTGCTTCCATGGATTACCATCTACATTGTGTTGGTTAAAAAAACGTTCCTGAGTTGAAGTAACACCGTACCCACCAATTTCCACATATAAATCATCTTTATAAGCATCAAAATCACTAAGCTTCTTAAGAACCACTTCTATTGGTGAGCTATCTGCTTGAATGGAGATAGCAAAAGCCACAATCACCTCACTTAATACTCGGCATTTTTCCAAGGACATCATCACCAAAAACACCACCCGTATAAGTCGTGCCTATTGGCGCTGTAGATGGTTTGTTTTTGGGTTGGTCATCCACGATCTGGTTGGTTTCCACATTCTGAATTTGCAAATGTGCTTTATTGGTTGCAACCAGCTTTAAAAAGCTGACCGCATCCTCATAACGCTTACGCACTTCTTCAGTGGGTTGCTGGAAATAAAGACGATAGCGCGCAATGTCACACGCCATTCGCTCTAAATTACTGGGCACATTTGGCAGAGGTAAAGGATAGCGACCACCGATGTACCCATTAATTTCTTCTGATGCGTCTTGTAAGGCATCCTGAACAGCAGTTGATGCACTTGCATGCATCAACTTCAATTCATCAATCTCACCACCAAACCGCGCAACTAGATTTGCTTCAGTCGCGTACATGAGTCACCTTACTTATCAGTAGTAGCTTTCTTGGCTTCGGTGGTGGCTTTCTTTAAAGCGGCTTCGGATGTAGCTAAAGCCTTTTCAAGTTCAGCAACTTTCGTTTCAAGCCCATCTTTTTCCTGATCAGACTTCACTTTCTCTTCAGTCATGAGCTTGATAGTTCCTGCTTGTTCAGCATTTTCCTTTTCAAGTTCAGCTAAACGTTCAGCAGTACCATCGGCCTTAGGTTGTTCTGGAGCTTTTTCTTCTTCAATAGCTCCAGATGCTAAAAGGGCCTGAAGTTGTTTTTCTTCAAGCCCTTTAACTTCTTGCCCTGGTCGGTAGTGACCGAGGGATTGCTTTGCAATGTACTTTTGCATGATTTATTCCTTATACAAATCCACGACCACCAACAAGACCGTTCTTGTTGTTAGGGATTGCGAGTGGTGATGATTCAGCTAACAGCTCAATGCTAGACGGGTTCTTTTTCTGATCTTGGGTTAAGAAGAATTCCAAGGCTTGTCCAAATGCCTCTAGGTTTTGAATAGCACAGTGCGCGATCCAACCATTAGCATCATTAATCAAGCCAAAGAAGTCTTCTGGAATAAAGCGACCTGCTGCACCATCCATGTTGTGTTTTACGTCATATGTCCAGATTTCAATATTGTCCACCACACCACGGAATTGAGCTTTATCTTTATGATCAAAAGTCGGTGTTAATGGCACGCTAATACCTGCATATGGAGCTACGAACTTAGCCACAAACGCTGCATCTTGTTTCATTGCATTAAAGACTTTTGAACTTGTTAAGATCATATTTGGCGATGAACCGCCATGTTCAATAGATAGATCAATCATCGCCTGCATATCATCTAGCACTTTTGCACCCGATTGCCCCCATTTGATTAATGGAGAGAAATTACAAGCAGGGTTACGACGGTAGTCCACTTCATATTTCGGAAAATCAGCCGAAGCAAATGTGGTCTTGCCATATAACAAGACATCACGTGCGATTAGAAGTTTTCGGTTATCAATAGACTGACGCAGATATAGAGCCTTTTGCGCTTGGTCAATCAAAAGAAGATCAGCGTCACTTAAACGATTTGAACCAGTTGCAATGACACCGAATTTTCGCAATTGACTAATCAAAGCAGTGTTTTGTACTTCACTCGGCATAACCGTCATCATTGGCTTTAAGTATGCAGGTTTAACGAAGTTCACTTTGCCTGATTCCCCAACTTTAATCTGTCGACCTGCAGCCGTCGGGGTCACAAATGGTGCTAATGGAGTAGCTGTATTTAATTCACCAACTGGCACTTCTTGTTTCGTGTACGAAACACGTTGTGGGAAGAAGCGATCCATTAGCCATGTATCAACTTTCTGGGTTGTATCAGTAAGAAGTACCAACTGTGGTACATCCAACAATTCCACAGGTGCATTTTGAAATGTAAATGTCTGACTCATGAATTAATTCCCTGATACTTTACGAAGTTCGATTTTGTTGACCAACGCCTGTGCACGCACAGCATCGTACTGACCAACTGTTAATGGGGTACCGTTTACAGTCACTACAGCAATATCAAATGCACCTTGCACATAAATCGGCATTTCTAGACCATTCGCTGCATGGTAGGTTGCTTGCACTACAGTCATATCTGTATTTGCAATCGCATTCCAATCACCTACCGATCCTTCAGTGACTGTAGGGTGATCCGCTAAGTCTCCTGTTCCAATCTTGAGCAGATCACCGCGCTTATACGCTGTGCCCGTTTTTACTTTTGCA